GTAAATCTACTTGGATATTTCTTATTTTGCCTATGTGGGCTGCCGCTCATGGTCATGTTAAATTTATTGCAGCTTTCTCTGATGCTGCTTCACAGGCAGAGACTCACTTAATGACATTTAAAAATGAATTGGAAACAAATGACTATCTTAGACAAGATTACAAAGAATTATGCACACCTAAAATTGTCGGCTCAACTGGGCGTTCCCTTGCATCAAACTCTTGGCGTATTATTCAGTCAAATGATTTTATATTCGACGCTAACGGTATTGACACTAACTCTCTTGGTAAAAAGGTCTTTGGCCAACGCCCTGACCTCATTATTCTTGATGATATCGAAAAGGGTGAAAAGAATTACTCAGAATATCAGGCAGGACAACAGAAAAACACCGTCTTCGACGATATAGCCCCCATGAACATATATGCTCGTATGATCTTCGTTGGGACCACCACCATGCCCAACTCAGTAATGGATCAATTCCGCAAATATTCAGAAGGCCAGCGTGACCAAGACCTAGGATGGATTGAAGAGCAGAATGTTAGAGTTCACTACTATCCAGCTATCTTGCCAAATGATGACGGGTCTGAAAGATCAGTATGGCCAGAGAAATGGCCTTTAGATTGGCTAGTAAGCCAAAGGCATTTAAGAGATTTTGCAAAGAACTACATGAATCGTCCTATCAATACAGACGGTACATTTTGGACAAATGAAGATATAATTATACAAGAGGCAGAAGAATATGGAAATACGATTATTTCTGTTGACCCTGCTGTTACAAAAAATAAAGTTTCTGACTATACAGGAGTAGCTGTATTGTCAAGAGGTACAGATGTATTGGGGAATGAAGTTATTTATGTTCGTGAAGCAATGCAATTAAAGGTATCTCCTTCCGATTTAGCCGCTAGAGTAGCTGACTTGGTAGAAATATACGAACCTGGGGTGCTCTACGTTGAGACAAACCAGGGTGGAGATCTATGGAAGGATGTTTTTAAAGGCATTCCTACTAAATATAGATCAAAACATCAAAAAATCTCTAAACAGGTACGTGCTGGTAAAGCTTTGAACTTCTACCAACAAGGCAAAGTTAAACACACAAAGCACTTCCCTTCGCTAGAAGAACAGATGTGGTCTTTCCCAAAGGTAAGCCATGACGACGTTCTTGACGCCGTAGTATCAGGAGTTCTTTACTTCCTTGATAATAAGGCAGTAAAAGTTGGTGCAAGACAAATAAATTATGCAAGGAGCAGATAATGTCAGACATTAAATTAGCTCTCGACCACATTGTTGAGAGCAGAGAACACTATAAAAAGGCTGAAGCATACTATGAGGGAAATCAAGAAGAGATTTTTGCTAGTCGTAGATGGACTCGTCTATTTAGAAAAGATAAAGTAGACTATCAGTTCAATTTCTCACGCACAGTTATTGATGCGGTCCTTAATAGACTAGAAATTGCTACAGTTTCAACCCCAGATGAAGCGGCTAATCAAAAGATTAACCAATACTGGGAACAGAATGATCTAAAGCTAGATGCTGAAGAAATTCACAGAAAGGCTCTTGTTTATGGAGATTGTTATGCAATTGTATGGCCAGAAGAAGATGGAACCATCACAATTAACTATAACTCACCATTGACAACAGCTATTATTTATGATCCAGAAAATCCACGTAAAAAGTCATTTGCTACAAAGTTATGGCAGATAACCACATCTTCTGGACAAAATCAAATTAATTTAAACCTATACTATGCAGATAGAATTGAAAAATATTCAATGTATGGTCATTTGGATAACCTAACAGCAGGTTCAAACTTCCAATTTGTAGAAATTGTGCCAAATCCATGGAATGAAGTGCCAGTATTCCATTTCCGCACAACAAAGCAGTACGGAAGACCAGAACATGCTGATGCAATGGGTCCTCAAGATGCAATTAATAAATTAATTGCTACTCACATGTACACAGTTGATTATCAGGGTGCACCACAGCGTTATGCCCTATCATCTGGTGGAAATGATGCAGAAATTGAAGACTTCAATGATGATTCAACAGCCAGAGACAACCTTGGAGCACTACAAAATGGTCCAGGAGAGCTTTGGTATCTTAAAGGTGTCAATTCAGTTGGACAATTTGCTCCTGCTGATCCAAAGACATTTACAGAACCAGTCAAGGATTTCATCCGTGCAATGGCTTCGCTAACAAGCACACCTTTGCATTATTTTGAAAAGACTGGTAATATACCTAGTGGAGAGGCGTTAAGAACAGCTGAAGGACCACTTCTAAAGAAGGTCGAAGACCGTCAATACGCATTTGGAAACACATGGAGAGATCTATTCAGATTTATGCTTAAGATTGATGGCATTATCACTGACGTAGAAGTTTCATGGGAGTTCGTAGAAACTATGGACAGCCTAGATGCATGGGAAGTAGCTATTAAGAAAAGCTTAGTTGGCGTACCTCTAGAACAAATCCTAGTAGAAATGGGCTACGATCTTGAAATTGCTCAAAGAATTGTTGCAAACTCAACTCAAAACGCTCAAATTCAGCAAGGACTAAATACAACAAATATATTACGCCAAAATGGAGTAGATATCTAGAAGATTGGACGATCTAATGGAACAAACAGAAACACAAGAACAATTAAATAACGAAACAATAGAGATTAAAGACCCAAAGGCTGTTTTGGATGCTTTGGAGCGGGCAAAATCAGATGCTAAGCGCTTTAGAGAAGAAAAGGAAGCCCTAGAAGTCGACTTAAACTCAAAAGATCAAAAAATAGCTGAATATTCAGGAAGATTGTTAAAAGATCAGGTTAAGAAAAGCATTGCAGACTTAAATTTAACAAATTCCGATAGATTGCTTAAGTATATAGACTTTAATGCCTTGGATTTTGATGAAGAATTCAATATTAAAGGCTTAGATGCTCAAATTAATAATTTAAAGCAAGACTTCCCAGAATTATTTGATCCAAAGCTTCTTGTAGGTGGAAAAGCTGACTCAGCAGATGCCAATGTGGTAAATGCCAAGCTTTCCGTATCAGACAAGCAAGCTAAGCTATTGCTTGGGAGATAAAATTATGCTAAAATATAACCAGGTAAACTCCAGTTGGACGATTGGGTTTACTACGGTTAAAAATTGGACGATTTTAAATCCTAATAAACTCAAATCAAACAAATTAAAGGAGAAATAACATGGCCGCAGGTCGCACAGATCTCACCGAAGCTAATGGTTATATTCCAGAGGAAAAAGGTTCCGTTGCTATTCAAGCAACACTTGCTAACTCTGTAGTAGAAGCATTTGCTCGTCGTGAGAATATGTCTTCACGCACTAAGGGTGTACCACGTTTCGTATCAAACGCTCCAACTGTTGTCGCAGAAGGCGTCGACATTCCGAACTCAGATACAACACTAGACGAGGTAGTTCTTACTGCTAAGAAGTACGCACAAATTTTTAATATCTCAGAGGAAGATCTAAACGATTCACTCGTAGATACACTTAACACATACAAGAGAGAATGGGCATCACTATGGGCTCGTAAGTATGACAACGCTTGCCTTGGCGTAACAGCAGCAGGCGATGGAGATGACGGACAACCTTTCGATTCTCTATACTACGCAGTTTCACAGTACAACTCAGCATCAAACCGCATTCAGACAGCTGGAGCATTGACATTCAATGACATTTCAGATGCACTAGGTCTTGCTGAATCAAGCAAGTACTTCGATGCTGCTAACACAGTATTCATTGCACACCCAAAGATGCTTTCACACATCCGTAACATGGAAACAACAGGTGGAAACCTTGTTCTTCCAAATCCAATGGCAGCACAGCCAGGATCATTGTTCGGATATCCACTAGTAACATCATACGGAGCAGCTACATCAGCAGCAGCTACAGCAACACCATCAGGTAACCCACTTCTTATCGTAGGTAACCGTCAGATGATGATCAACGGTGTTCGTAGCAGCATTGAATCAGCTGTATCTCGTGATGCAGACTTTTCTAAGGATGGAGTTCTTCTCAAGACACGTATTCGTCGTGGCTTTGCAGTTGCAGCAGCTGAAGCTTTTGCAGTTGTTGAGAAGACTTCAGCATAAGGGGGAATATAACAAATGGCATCAAAACTATACGGTAACTTCCTTAAGCAAGCACTTAACAAGGAGATCGATTTCGATACAGATACCATCAAGGTAGCTCTCGTTTCATCTTCATATACTCCTAACCAGGATACACATGACTACTGGGATGACGTAAATACTTACGAAGTCACAGGAACAGGTTACACATCTGGTGGAGCAACTCTAGCTTCAAAGACTTCAACTTACGACTCAGGAACAAACACAATCGTGCTTGATGCTGCTGACGTAACTTGGTCAAGCTCAACAATTACTGCTCGTTATGCAGTTCTTTACAATGACTCTGGTGCATCAGCTGCAGCAAAGGCATTGATTGGTTATGTAGACTTTGGTTCAAACCAGTCTTCAACCAATGGTAACTTTACTATTACATGGGATGCAACAGGTATTGTTCGCATTACAGTTGCGTAAGGTATAATAGATAGATGAACGTAAGGGTAGAGGCTAAGCCAATGACAGTAGCTTCAGCGATGACTGAACCTGTCCTAATTGCAACTGTAGCCATAGATAACGCCTCCAAGATTGTTATCACAGACAATGCTGGCCTCTCCCTTACTGTTCCTACAATTAGCGGACATAGTATTTCCGCAATCAATCCAGAATTTTTGAAAGTAGGTGTTAAGGCTGCGGCATAATTTGTCGCAGTCTTTTTTATTATGGGTGCATTTGAAACGGTAATGTCAGGCCTTGGTCCATATGCATGGGCTAAGTTAAATGAAACTGGAGCAACTGCTTTTGCAAACAGCGGAAGCCAGGGCGGAACAATCTCAGTACAAGGTACTTGGACTAAAGGTGCAACTGGTATTGATTCTACAAATGGTGCATCTACCCCTACAGGACAATTAATTTTTAGCATTGATCCATTTAGATCAGCGTCATCATTTTCAATGTGGTTTAAGCGTACTGGTGGAACAAATACAGTAGGCAGAAACCTTATTGAAGCTTATACAAGCTCATCTTACAATATGGACTCAGTTGGTGAGTGTGGTATTAATACATCTGGCTATGTTCAATTTGGACCTAGATACAGCACAGCAATGACTTCAATGACATCAAATGTCAACGTACTTGATGGAAACTGGCACCACATTGCATTTACAAGAAATGGCACAACTGCCAAAATTTATATTGATGGAAATTTAACAAATACTGGAACAGCTGGTTCTGGAACAAACACTACTGCTGTATCAACTTATATTGGCCTTGCTACTGGTGACGGTACAAACACTTATGATGAAGTAGCTTATTTCCAAAAAGAATTAACAGCTGCTGAAGTTGCTTCTTTGTATTCTGGAAGCACAGCTACAAACATTACTATTACAGATACTGCTGGTATGGAAACAGCCACACCACATGCTTTGATGGTTGATCCTGTTATTGATTTGCAGTCCAGCGTTCAATACACAGCAGACCCTTCTACAGCAAGTGCTGACACAGTAAGCCCAACAGTAAGCGCTGATAGCAGCGCAGAATATGCTGCAGATGCTTCTACAGCATCATCAGAAATGGTTGACTCTACAGTAGAGGCAATTGGCAACGTAGAACACACAGAAACAGCATGGACTGCTTCTGCTGAAATGGCAGACCCAACAGTCTCTGCTCAAGTTTATGTATCTGTGGCGGCGGATCCAATGGATGCATCTTCATTGTTTACAGCAAACATATTCTTTGGAGTAGTTGTTGAAGATACAGATTACACACTTCAAGCTAGACAAATTGTTGGAAGTATTGCAAATCAGGCAGTCACTACATCATTTACAATTGGTACAGATAATGGTGGAGGCGGAACAAAGGTATCTCTTGCATTAAAGCCAACCTCTGGATTCCCTCCAGCAAATAAAATTGTTAAGGCTAAATTCCACCCAACACAGGTAACTGCATCTACTGCAGCAGATGATGGTGGAAATAACACATTTAATATTTACGTATTTACTGCAGATCCTGGAAGCAATTTCCAGAGCATGACTTATGCAAATCTTCCTGCAAAAGAATTACTTTATGCAACAAGATTAACAGATGACGGAGTTAGCTTTAAACCAGATCTAACTGCAGCATTTAATGATGCTCGTTCACACGACTATGGTATTTTAATTGAGCATGTGGGTACTGGCGGTTCATCTTACGACAGAACAGAATTCTCAGTACCAAATGGCGTAGATGACAGCTTGCTTTATATTCTTTCATCAGATGTTGTAAGCAAAAACCTAAACGCAGATGCAATTACTGCTTCTGGCGAAATGGTAGACCCATCTACAACAACTATTAATAATTTAAACTTAGCCGCAGATGTTGTTACAGCAAATGCTGAGATGGTTGATCCAGTAGGCACAACTTCTCAAAACACAAGCTTTACAGATAGCCCATGGACAGCATCAGCTGAATTTGTAGATCCAGCTGTAGCAGCAGAACTAATAGTTACATCAGGACACCTTGAGGCAGATTCTCTAATGGTTGATCCCACACTTGATATTGAAGGTACCTACATTTATTATTCAACAGAGCCTGTTGGTACCGCCTCAGCAGAAATGGGATCTGTTGGATGGAATATTGGTGAAGATAACGTAGCAGTACATATGGATGGCTCTGCTTTGATGGTTGATCCATCACTTCGTGCAGATAACCTACAGTACGCAAACGAAATGAATAGCAATACTGCAGAAATGCTTGATGCATCAATCACAGTTGTTCTTAACTCACAAACTGTAAATGCCACTCCAATGGAAGCAAATATTGCTTTCCCTAACCCAGTTTACAGCCGTGCACTAGATCCATATTACACACGCATTCGTGAATTGCTTGGTGATGATGACAATGCTGCTACAGCTAAACCATCCTACCTATTTATCTTTGATGGATTAGATAGTGATACTTATGGCTGGAAGCCAACTATTAAAAATGCAAACTGGACTTCGTTTGATGGAGACTACACAACTTACGGTGTAAATGCTGGAGGAATAGTACCATCACCAGGTGGCCGTAGAGCCCAAACATTGACCAATACGGGCGTTACATATTCGATGGGTCTATATGACTCAACTGGACGCTATGATGGCTCTAAATCGGCTGTAGAAGCCGTTTTAAGGGTATCTGAGGCTAACGCTGGTCAGTTCTATCAAAGAAGATTTATTTCAAGCATTGGTGGCGGGTCTGAAGTAAGACTTTCTATCAATAATGGCAAGATAAGATTTGAATTATGGAGCGCTGGATCAAGAACTGGATTTAACTTTGTTACAGCTTATGAAGGATTTAAGAATATTGCTGATGGTCAATGGCACCATATCATTGTTAATTTCAGCGATGATGTTGTAAATGGGCCAAACTATTTTGATATTTATATTGATGGACAGCGTGATTTTAAGCGTTTCCAGGGAATGTCAAATGCTACAAAGGGTCGTCCATCATCATTAGTTGCAAACTTTACTGGAGATATCCAGTCCATAGCACACTATGAACTTGAGCTTAGCCAAGACGATATTGTAAAGAATTACTATCTTGCTTTAGATATTGATGCTATTGAAGCTGAACCAATGATCGCTACACTTGCAGATATTGTTCAGCCTAAGAGGGTTCGTGGTAACAGAGTAAGAATGCTTATGCTTTACACAGGATATGCTCCAGGATTCTATCCTGATGGATACAGAGTTCGTGAGGGTGGCCAGCTAATTACAGATGGTAAAGAATTTGACTATGATTTTGGCCCTACATTACCTGTATCTGAAGATCTTTCAACATCAATATATTGGGGAGATGTAGATGTATTTACACAGCCAATTCTTGGACCATGGAGAGATGCAATTTCTGATGACTTTAGAACTATTGATTTACGCACAGACGTATCATTAGCTGATTTTGATATTGTTTCCTTCCGTGATTATCCAAACGAATCTACAGAATATGACAGAATAAATACACTTGACCTTGGTGGAACTACTGGGGCAAGATTAAGAGATGTTTGGCAAAAAGAACGTGAGACATTTGCTAGAAACTTGTTATTAGCAATAAATCAAACTGGAACATCATTATATGTAAATGACCCACAACTAGCTATTGACCTTGGAATTGTTGATAAAGTTGTTCAAATTAGTGATAGTGTTAATAGAGGTGGAGATGTTAATTTAGCTGGAAATGGAGCAGGAGCATTTGATCCACGTTCATACGATATAGATCCATTTGTTGGAAATGGTCGTGGAACTGGAACAGTTACAGCAATTAATCAGGGTGTTGGTTTTTCTGATACGCATACATATGCCTTCCATAGAATTATTAATGAAATTGATGGAATTACAGATTCAACAGCTAGATCTGGAAAATATTACGTAAAAAATCTTACAAGATATGTTCCTTACAGCCCATTTGAAATTGATAGATATTCATTTAAATATGGTCAAGCTGCACTAAATGAAGATTTCTATGTTGCTAATGCTGGTTTATATGGAACTGTTGGCGGACCATACTATCGTCAACAGCAGTTTGCTGGAACTGGAGATAGATGGAATTTAATTCTTGTACCACCATCAAACGTTAAATCTGGAAAAATTGTAACTGCAATTTCTCCAACATATTACAATGGAAGAAGTTCTACAGCTAATCCATATTCTGGATATGCAACAACAATTGCTATTGAGCCAGGACAAAACATTTCTGGAATTCAAATGAATGCTAAGGTATTTGTTAGCTTCACAGAACCAATGCAGGGAGCTGCACCAAACTCAGCATTAAGATACCAAGATCAGACAAAACCAATAACTGATTTAGATGCTGATGAAGTTGATTTTATGTGGGGTGGAGAAGCTGCTAACTGGCAATATTCTACATTTAGACAAACAACTACTCTTCAAAATGTTAGTGCAACATATGTATCAGGATATGGACCTGATAATAAAGGTGGTCAAGCTGCTGATGCTGCACAAACTGGTAGAACAAGAAACGTTGCTGGAAGAGATGTTATTGTTTGGGTTTCATTAAATCTACCAGTTATTGAAATTTATAATAATTATGAAGAAGGACTTTACACACAATTTACTGCATCTAATGCTGGTTGGAGATGGCTATCAACTCCAATTGAAATTGCAGAAAATGATTCTATTCAGCGCCCAATTGCAATGACAGCAACAGCTGAAATTGTTGATGCAACAGTAGAGCTTGAAGTAAATAATGAAATATTTGCTACAACAATGGTTGCGTCAGCCACAATTGTTCAGCCAACAAATTACGGTTTACCAGATGCCCTAGCACTGGCTTTGCCAATGACAGTATTTGCACAAATGCCGTCAATAGTAAAGGTAGTTTATGCAGATCCTATGACTGCTACTACAAATCTAGGAGAAAACTTTACAATTACTGTTAGTGGAGAAATGGTTGTATTAACACTTCCACACTCTGACGCAGTGCTGTATATAAAGGAGAATATAAGTAACTAATGATAAGTCAATATTGGATTGACCAAATCCCTGCAAGGCCAATAGTCATTGATATAAAAGACTCTAGCGGCGCTGCAGCAAATTTGGCGGGGTATACAACAATCACCCCATATTTAATTGATGAAAGAAATAACGAAGTAGATATAACTGGTTATACACTAGACATTTCTCAAAGGGCAAATGGAAGAATTCTATTTACCTTTCCGCAGGGTAGAACTGTCTTTGATGACGCAGGAGATTATTTGCTTCAGATAGAACTTAAAACTATTTCAAGCGGTACAACAACAAATTTAGATTTTACTACTGCTCATAGAATAGTTGTAAAAGCTTTGGGAGGTGTAAATAGATAATGTTTGTAACAACTGAAGGAGTAACAGAATTAACAGGCAAGGAAGTAACTCTTGACCTAATTCGTCGTGCACAAGGCTTAATTGAATCATACACAGGAATGCCAGAAGTTCTTGTAGAAAATACAAAAGACTCTGAAATTCTTCGCAAAATGACAGCATATCAGTGCGCTTATATGTTGGAAAATGAATCCATTGTTTGGGATCAGGTTGCTGTAACAGCAGCTGGTTCTGGAGAATCAGTTTCATCTTTTAGATTAGATCTAGATGCACCATATATGTCACCATTAGCAATGATTGCTAGCAGAAAACTTTCAATTTATAAGTCAAAATCAGTTCATACTGGAAGAGTATTTCAATATTCACCAGTTTCTAGCTGGAAAAAGGACTAAATATGAAACTTAGAGCATACCAAAAATATTACTATACGGTTGATGTTTATGATTACACTGAAACAACAAATGTAAATGGAGATATTGTAAGACAATACGATTATCTTGATACACGTAATATAGACATAACTACTGATAACACTAATAAAATAATTATTCGTGCTGAATTACCTATTACTAAAAATTATCAATTGCGTAATCTTAAAGATAGAGGTGGTAATGATGTTCAGCCTGGATATTGGTGGTTTATTAGTTCAGTAGAACCTGTAATAAATGCTCTAGGTTTTATTGAAGGATATAAAATGAAGACTGGAGCTGCAACATTAACATGACAGATGCACAAATTATACTTAGCGTTATAGCTACAACAATATCTATTTTAGGAGTCATGGAAGTTCGTGTCCGTAATATTGTAAAGCACTACTTGGCAGAACTTAAACCAAATGGCGGATCAAGTGCAAAAGACCAAATTACAAGAGTTGAACAAAGATTAGACGATCTATATAAGCATCTGCTGGAGAAGTAATGGGCTATCTTGGAATAGGAAGAGTGCTTGCGACTAGACTAAGTACTGGAGTTAGAATGGGTGCTCAACTATATAGAGCAACTAGTGGCGGAAATGGTTATTTTAATCCAGAAGAATGGGAAAGTACTTATCCAGATATTCTTGATGATGCTACGTATAAATCTGGAAACCCTGGTCAAGATACCATTTTAAATGAATATTGGATTCAAGCGGCACAAGAATTTTGTGAACAATATGATGATTATGATGAAGGATTTAGTAAAGATGATTTTTCATATTATATAGAAAACGAAATTGGTGATGATAAATATAATGCTGTTAGTGAAATTACTGATGAAACGGGCTGGGAATTAGAACAAGCATACTCTGAGGCTGGTGGAAAAACTTCTAGCTCTGCATTAAATTATACTTTAGGCGGAGTTATTGCTGCTTCCGTGATGGCAAAAGCTGATGCCGATGTTAAAGCTGCAAGTGCTATTCAATCTAAAGCTTTAACAAAAATTGCAACACAAAAAGTTACCCAACTCTCTAAAGTTTTTTATAAAATGGACCATAGTCCTTCATTTAATTCAGCATTTAGAGCGGCTATGGGAAATAAAAAAGCTATCAATAGGCTTAAAATTGAAATTCAAGCTGGAAAATATGGACCATGGCCTTCAGATAGCGCTGTTAGATCTTGGCAGGCTGCCAGGGTAAGAGCAAGGGTTACTCAGTATAAAGATCGAGTAAGACAGGATGCGCTTAAGCAAATAAATAATGCCAAAAAGTCACTTGCATAAGAATACATTTATAGGCTATAATTAAGATACGTCAAAAGGAGGCGATTAATTATGCCAGCTATTAAATCAGCTAAGCACAACTCATTAATAAACAAGAAAAAGACCTGCAAAATTTGCGGGGAATACGGAACATATCAAAAGACTAGGCTTTGTTATCCTCATTTCAAGGAATACCAGAAATCTAGTATGGGCTACAGAAATAGATTAAACAAGAATATGATGACTAAGGAACATTTCCAAGAACAATGGGAAGCTCAGGGTCATAAATGCGCTATTTGCGGGACTACAGATAATACAGATTTACAAGATTGGTCATCTGATCATAATCATATTACTGGAAAACTCAGGGGTGTTCTTTGTATTAAATGTAATACCAATGTTGGAATTATAGAGAATAAGGGAATAGACTACACCTTAAGCATTATTGACTATTTAAAGTATTGGTTGTAATATATTAATATATTAAATATTAGAAACTTATACATATAGAGTAATCAATACTACGTATTTATAAACTCTATTGTATATATAACGATACCTTGAAAAAATTCTGTTGTCAAGTAGTAACTTGGGTACTAATTTAAAAAGTTATCAAATTGTTATAAAGTTAGGAGTAATAAGATTAATAGATACCTTGATTCAAATCAATTAGAATGGGATCTTGAAATAATTGAAAAGCAATTGCACCGCCTGACGCAGGAAGTGCGGTTGGCTAATCTAGAGCTGGCCAAGCTTACAGAGGCTATAAAGGCCGCCAGAGGCCAGCAGAGACCATGAAGGTCGTTTATGGCTGTCAGGCCTGCGACAACGTAGAAATGGTCCCAGAAGGCCAGGAAACGGCTTTGGCGGGCAGGTGTGAAGAATGCACAGGACTAATGTCAATAATAGGATGGATGGAAGATAATGTCAGTTAAAAGATGTAGCTATTGCAAAGAACAAAAGCCATTTGCTGAGTTTAATAAGAATAAAGCAGGAGTTCATGGTTTACAGGCAAGATGCAGATCCTGCACATCTCAATATACCCAGGAGTATAAAGAGAAGCGGAAGCAAGAGGGAGTCAAGAAAGTAGTACAAAGTAAGGTTTGTGCTAGATGTAATATGGAAAAGCCAAGATCACAATATAATAAAAGAACTGTCTCAATAGATGGATTAAATGTCTATTGCAAGCCTTGCCAGAGAGTATTGCGAAATGCTTTTAGATATGGTAAGATATAAATATTGACCTACAGGCATTGGTCAATTCCTAAATAGAAATAGGGCCCTTGGGTACTTGACTACTCAAGGGCTTTCTGTTATACTTAAAATCTAACTTAAGAATATCGCTCAATATTACGTAGTTAGGCATTTAATCACCTCGCCCCTAGCCTCTGGTATACCAATTCGTACGGTCCAAGCTAGGGGTTTTTTATTGCACAATGATACTAAAGATGATACAATTACATTGTTGCAATGACTAGTTTAAAAGAGTTATACGAGGTAATCTCAATGGGATATAGTGAGTCATACAACAACGGGCGGGAACCAGAACAATACTCATTACTACCTATAGCTAGAGATGTAACGTATAAGGATGGAAAGATAAGATTTACCTTGATATTCTTTAATGATAATCAAGAAGTAAATATGACAATGGCTTTTGATCTAAATGATCAGCTTGAGTCAGATATAGATGATTTACTAGGATTTTAATGAATAGTTTAGTAATTTATATAGTAACGATACCAAATGTGTGTTCGTAATGTCAATATATATACTAAATTGTTATAAAAATGTTATATCCCCATATGGGATATATATAGATAAGTCAATTTGTCGACAATTCGACATATAGACAAGGAGATATTATGGGATATTCAAAATATACAGAAGAACAAATAACAGAATTTATTAATCAAGCTAATGAGATGGGGATTTCTCCTGCAATGAGACATTTGGGATATCCCGCCTCATATCACACAGCTAAAACCTTCTATGAAAAGCGGGGAGTAGAAATGCCTACTATTAATACTCTTGCTCAAATGGCTAGAAACATAGGAGTATTCTATACAGATAAAGAGAAAGTAATAGCTGCACAAGCAATTATAGATAGATCAGTAGAACAGTTATACCAAGATAATTTAACATCTGATGAT